CGGCCTTTACCCCAAAAGCTGCGGCGGCCAAAGAGGCCCTATCGTTCTGATTAGTAACATTCTTGAGGGCATTGAAATAGATATCAAGGGCTTCTGTGGTATTGTCTGCGGCTACCAGTTGCCCCATAAGAGCCTTATTGTTTTTGTTTAGGATGGTATAGAGTGTTCCGGTCCCGGCCCTCAGATCACCGATACCAACGGCAAATTTAGAGAAGGCCTTGTCCAGCTTGTCGGTAGCAACTCCAGACCTGTCAGCAATATACCTATATCGCTGTAGTGCTTCGGTTGTAATACCTATCTTGTCGGCTGTTTTGGCGATTGTATCAGCATACTCAAGGTTTTTCTTTATGGCGTAGAGCATCCCGGCAACCATAGCGGCCCCGGTCATAACGCTACGGAAAGAGGTGACAGATTTTAATGCACTTTTAAACTTGGCGCCAACCTTGTTCATGGCCCTCTGCATACCCGTAGCGTTGGTCTTGACAGCGTTCTTCGCCTTTTTCATGTCACTGGCAAATTGAGCGTGACCGGCGCTGAGTTCAGCTCTTAATGTTCCAATCGGGGCTGCTGCCATTTTACTTCCTCTTTTCCTTCCGGCCACCAAAATATGCCTTGAGTTCCGCTTCCATTCCCGGCCTCGCTCCCTTGCGCTTATTGCGAGTCAATGATCCATACTTAGGCAATTTCTTCGCCCGTGAAAACGCGGCTATCATCCACGCTTGTTTGTCGAACCTTTCAAGCGTGGCCTCCATTGCGATCCGCGTCTGGTAAGGAGTCAGGTTCCAGAATTCTACTGGACTGATCCCCGAGACAACCGCCGCCCGATATGCCTGATCCAACCAGTCAGGGTCCGCTTTTTTTTTACCCCGTCCCCGTCCGGTACGCCCTGGTCGCCAAAATATGCCCACTGCAAAGCCTGTTGAACATCATTTGCGAAGGGTATCAATGGGGGCGATAACTCCATTAGCTTTTCGGGAGTCATTTCGGGGTGATTTTCTCTCATTCCTACAGAGCCAACAAACGCCACTGTCTCAGGCTGGAATAAATTCGGACTGTCTCCGTACTTCTCCGCCACCTCTGCAAGTACAGCCCAAGTGTAGCGGAGAGAGTACGACTTGCCGTTGATTGTCGTTTCCTTCAGCCCGGTTATCATGCTGCCCTCGTGCCGACAACCGTAATTGTTCCGGTTACATCCTCATCAACACCGCCGCCTTTGCTGTAACTCAAGACGCTGGCGTTCTCGATGGTAGCCGTTTCAGCATCGGTATAAGTGATTTTGAAGCCCAGTGTAGCGGTGTTGGCTTCAAAAGCGGCAATCACGGCATCGAGGCCGGTGTCGTCGTGATCCCATTGGAGAGTAAACGACCACGGCCCTTCAGCAAGCAGGCCAGCCTTGACTTTCCTCTCCGTGTCACCAAGATTCGTTCGATCACGTTCGGGCCTTGATGGATTAACATTGTGATCCAGTATGGTTCCGACCGTGGCAAATGCCAAGGGGGTTGCCGTTGCAGCCGTTCCCACTTCCGTGTACCCGGTGGAGTCGTGGTCTACGGAAAAGGTTTCGCCGTCTGAACTGACATTTTCTACTACCCATGTAGTGTTAAGGCTTGCTGCATCGTCACCAGCCACATCCGCCACAGTGACAATATCGCCGTTTACAAGTCCATGTGCCGTAGCCTTGGTAAAGATTGTTGGGTTTCCCGGCGCCGGGGTAAGGCCAGTTACTGCTTCCCCAGATGATCCAGTCGTGATTTCTAATGTCGTTCCTTGAGAATCTAATACGCTCATGATATTTTCCTCCTATTGTTTTTTTATTCTTCATGCCATATAAAGTAATCTTGCATTACTCTATAAACCTCAATCTCTTTCTGGTAATCATCCCGCTCTGAATCTATCAGGCAGGAACCTATAACCGTGCCTGAAGCTGTCCCAGAATATCCGTCAAGAGCTTCCCTGATAGCTCCTGCAAGGGTCTTTGCCTCTGTGTATGTCTTCGCCCATGATTCTATTTGCATACGCGGGTGAGCGCGTCCATTAGGCCCCTGGAGGTGGTGATCTCTCATGCCTGTGATCTTGGTGTAGAGAATGAGGGGGTAGGTGGGGCTTTGGGGTATAGTTACCGGATAACAGCGGGTCGTGATATCCTTCACCGTGGCATCGTTTATTAAGATATACCTGATTGCCGTCTCGATCATAATCCAACCACCTGAAATAACGGGTCTGTGTTCTCTATCCTTCTGGTTGCTATCTCAAAATATTCCTTTGAAATCTCTATGCCGATAAAGTTTCTTTTTAATATCTTTGCCATTTTTCCAGTAGTTCCGCTTCCCATCATCGGGTCAAGAACCGTATCACCTTCATTGCTCCATGAGATTATGTGGTCGTGTGCGAGTTGTTCGGGAAAGATTGCAGGGTGTCTATGTGCTATCTTGTCTTTTGTGCTACAATTATTGCCTACGCTATACTCAAAAACATTACCTACCAATTTAGTCTCTTGAACAAAACCCTTTGCGCTTCTATCTCCAAGTGAATCTGAATCTTGCCGCATTGTAGACGTTCTTTTCTGCCCCGCTGATTTGCTATGACACACCATTCCATTAAAAGTACTTGGCTTGCCATTACTTAGAACAAACATATACTCAAATTTTTGTTCGTACCTGTTATGACTTAGCGGTGGCCCTTCTCGCATATAAATCATTGTGTCGTGTAGGTTAAAACCTATCTCCTTGAAAAATAATGCTTGCTTAAAACTCGTTCCAGTTTCACTCCCCCTGATAGTTGCATCCCCAACAACCCAAACAACCACCCCGCCCTTTTTAGTTACTCGGTAAAGCTCCTTTGCTATACCCGTAAATACACCCCAATTCCACACCAAATCATTCTCGTATGTTCTGAGATTGTCATAGGGTGGAGAAGTAATTGTAAGGTCAACCAAATTATCCTCAATGTAAGGCATCACCTCTAAGCAATCACCCAAATACGCCTTAATTCCCTTTTCTTCATAGTCTGGTTTCATTTTATCTCCTTGTGCTTTATGTGTTTATATATCATCCCAGCAAAATTGTCAAGATATTTCATCATAACGGCAGTACTTCTTGGAACAATCTTTGAGCAGCTATTTCGCAATATTTTTCTGAAATATCTATACCTGTTGCCTTACGCCCCAAGTTTTTTGAAGCTACTAGGGTTGTGCCACTTCCCATGAATGGGTCAAGAACTATGTCTGTGTCTCTAACAGAAAACCTCAGCATAACCTTTTCCCATAAAACTATAGGTTTTGCACACGGATGCCCTAATTTTTTAGATGACTCAGTGTGAATAAAACTATCAGCCCTTCTTCCAAGCCCATTGCTTAAATAGGGGTCTTTCCCATAACAAAGAATTGGTTGCCATGTGCAAAAACCAAACGGGCCGCTTCCACTCCCTGCTGGAGTCATCCATGCCATGACCCATCGTGGTTCTGGATATAAAAACATATTACCGACACCACAAGTAATTGCGGTTAAGTTGCTTATTCTATTTATTTCTGTAAATACATCTGATATTAGTTCTCTTAAATTCTCCTTGGTATCGTTGTACTGGTCATATTCTGTATTGTTTCCATACGGCGGATCGGTCAACACCAAGTCAACTTTTGGAAGATTAGGCAGAATATCCCTACAGTCACCCAAGTATATTTGAATTCCCTTTCCGTCATCATAATACGGTTTCATAACGTCTCCTTATGTTTTATATATCATCCCAGTAAAATTGTCAAGCTTTTTCCCATCCATAATTAACAACCACCCTCAACGTAGCATGGATACTACATCACAGCCCATTAACCACCAGTAACTCCCTAATATTGCTAACCCCAACTTTCCGTGTCGCTAACACTCTTATACTTATAAGTTAATATATAATACATGGTAAGTAAAAAACAGACTCAGATACAGATACAGACTTCAGATACAGATACAGAGAAAAAAGCGTTTCGTTTTTGTTACATGACCGTTACTGAAACGTTTCATTGGCCTTTTCTCTGAACTTTTTAACCCTTCCTGTGCTGCTATCTGATTGATATTGCCGAATATTCCACTTATCAACGCATATTGTCTCTGCACCAGCATCATTGCGATGTAACGTTACAACTCCGATGTGTAACAGTTTCTGAAACGTTACATCAACGTTACGTCGCAGTTTCCACGTCGTTTCAGTAACGGTCAAATTGGTGTCTCCGTTATTTCCAGCCTTACATGCTAAACACAGAATTTCAATCCATAACCTAAACTCGGAATCCTCTAAAGTTCCTATTTTAGGGTCATCAATCATTTCGTGATACATTCTAAACCATGGCATACCCATAACTAACCCCCTATGGCATTACGACAAAAGCTTGAAAGACACACCAATCTTCTAAAAGCTCGTCTTCTTTAAAAGTAACAGGGTTTGGATCTTTTCCCAGAAACTCAAACCCCTTCGATGTTAGGTATTCTGCAACCATAATTTCTGCTTCTTTAGCACTAATTCGTATTTCCATTACAATCCTCCTTAAACAAAAAAGAGACGCACCCCTGTCGGTAATGTGGTGCTGAAGCCACACTGGGTTGCCCCAGAACAGGAATACGTCTCAATGAGTTTTTTAATTATTTTCAGCATGGCTATTACCTTATACCTAAACATTATAAACTAACCGCAGTAATTTGTCAAGCGTTAATGCGTACATAGTCGTACACTATTTTCCTTCTATCACAGTTTTCGTTTTTTGTCAAGAAAATTATTTGCCATGGCGATTATTTCTTCTGGATAGTCTTCTTTTCTGAGATTGTGTCCCGTTCCACATATAAGCATTTCGGGCGTGACTAGATACTTGTAGCGATGTTGTATATTATCCCACTTGGATAGCATCTCTGAACACAACATGTCAAATTCATAGTCTGTCATTGGAGTTTCTTCGTACAGAATGTAATATAAGTACGATGCCATAAGGAACCTTTCGATGTGATTATTTTTCATAGCTACCATATAACACGAACAAGGTTTTTTGTCAAGGATTTTTTTTGAATTTTTCTCTTGACATTCACTGAATAGCGTGGTAATATAGAATAAAAAGTGGAGGATTGAAATGACAAGATATGAAGAAGTTGAAAAATATGGAATTGGAACTAAGGACAAGAAGTATTTGCTAAGGTATCTTTCTGGTGATAAGCTTACCCCAATGCAGACTATCTATGCAAAGTGTTACGAGTGTATGAATGGCTACTCGGATGGTAAGGTAGATTGCGAAATATCTGACTGCCCCAATTATCCCTTTATGCCATACAACCCAAACCGCAGAACCAATAAGCGAGAATTGACTGATAAACAGCGAAAAGATTTAGGAGTTAGGTTTAAGAAGAATGTCGGGGTGCAGAGCAAGAAGTAGAATGCGTTTATTTGCTCTAATTCCCACAGGACTACCGTAATTAGGAAAACAATAGGCTAGGGGGGCATGGATGTAAGCATTACGCTATGCAAAAGCTTAATTCAACGTAGATACAGGAGAATAACATGGAGTACGAATATTTTAGGTTGAGTACAAGAAGCAGGACAGCAAACTCATTAATGCCAATGTTTAGGTTTTTGTCTTTCAAAAATATAGGCTGCTGTATTATTAAGCAAGCTGAA